GTTCTTTTACGGCGATTTGTAAAACCTCGTTTTGTAGTTTTTTTAATTCTACTTTAAGTACCTCTAAAGATGGTGTTGTATGGAACTTATCATAGTATTTTAAAATTTCTTTAATAATCCACTTATGTGCTTGATTATCAAAGTATTCTTCACTAACAATATCATGGATATTAGTTAGGAAGTTTTTACTATTAAGTAGAGCAGCTAGAACCTTGATTTGAAAACCAGGTCCATATTGATTAATATCTCGTAATGTCATATAACTATTTATTATAACTGATTAGATCTTTAAAAGTTGATTGAATCCAAAATTCAACATTCTTTATAAGATGTCGTAAACCATCTTCGTTGTAAAATTTTATAAATAATATATTATTAGGTTCAGGTGCAAGTTCTTCAATTACTTCACTTATAAATTCCCTATCATTATCATCAATCATAGGTTTATGTAAGTTCATAACTTTGTAACTTTTTTCTAATTCTTCAAAATCATGTACTAAACGAGCATAAATGATATTCTCTTTTAACTTAGCGACACTAATATCATATAAATCTTGCAAAACAATTGGATGTTGGTTAAGTTCAGGAAATAACTTATATAATTTCTTTTCACCTAATCCTTTTACTCCTTTCACTTTATCTGAATTATCACCTAATAGTGTTTTATAATATATAAAATTTTCAGCTAATACTCCAAACTTTTCTTGTACAGTAGATGGAGTATAATAATCTTTTTCAATTGGGCGATATACAGTAATGTTATCATTTACTAACTGAATAAAGTCACGGTCACTAGAGACAATGAATACTTTTGAATCATATTTTTCAGCTAATGTTGTAGATAAGTGGGCTATAACGTCGTCCGCTTCAACTTTATCGATGGATATGGTCTTGACAGGTAAGCACTTAAGATAATGAATTAAACGGACTAACTGGTTGACTTTAGCATCATGTTCGTCTTCAATATTATCAAAAGCATCCCAGTTTGTAATTCGAGACAGATGTCGATCTGCCTTATATTCTGGGATTAAATTTTTACGATTAACTGTTGATCCAACACCATCAAACACAATATAAACGGAGGTGGGATCCATTCGATTAATTAGTGTACCTAATGATCGAAGGAACCCACCAAGACCCCCTACATGAGCACCAGTCTCATTAACAAATCCTAACATGGCAAAGTTTCTAAAGAACAAGTTCAAAGCATCAATAACTAGAACTCGGCTGTGTCGGTTTAAGGATTCGGTGTCATTCTCCTCAACAACATTGTCAAGGAGTGCTAAGAGATCTTTTTTATCCATTTTATTCTGGTTCGTGTGTATATTCAGTTGCGTCTATAAATGTATCATTCTCTTCTATAATATCAAAATCCATTCCACCAAGAATAGCACTCCATTCTTTAGCATGTGCATCTTTATATGCTTTGATTTCCTTTTCAGAGTCATTTATAAACCCATGTGGAGTCATAATTATATTACCCCTTGTAGTAATACCATTGATATGGTTCTTATCTATCTGAATTTTGGTACGTTTTGCAAATTCAACCTGTTTACCATCCTTAATTGCTTTAATTTTGGAAGTACCAGCATTTGAAACGTTACCAAATGTTACTACGAACGTGGCATCAAACCACATGGCGAAGCCACCTTTATTCATTAGTTTTGGTTGACTCATAGGTGTTTCAGCTTTCGCTGTCCAAACCTTATTGATACAAACTAATGTGTTAGTGTAAGGTGAACTTTCCTTACGTGATAAGGTAATACGTTGGTTTACATTATTACCGAATTGAGTTGACATTGCTCCTGCATTCCATTCGTTATTATTTTTATTTGAACGAACTGATAATTCACAAGGTACAGAACCAATTGAATCCCACAAGAACATTAAGTCATAAGGCAAGTTACCTTTTTTCTGTTCATCTAACAAGTCAAGAATAAACGCTGCTACATCTTCAATTGTATGAATAGTTTCACGGTCAGTGTAGAGGAAGAAACCATTATAATCAGTAATTTCACCTGTTGACTCATCAACTACTTCATTTACTTGAAGACCCATCTGCATAACGTGTTCCCAACTCCATTTCATCTCAGTTGTGATGAATACAGGTAAAATACCTGCTTTTTGGGCGTTAACAGCTGCTTCAATCAACGCAGTGGTTTTACCTGTATCAGAGTGACCTCTCAAGAGAACAATGTGGCCTGTTGGAATACCAGGCACACTTGTTACATCTTGATAAGCATCTGAAAGTGGTACCCATTTCTGGGGTTTAAACTTAACATTACCACTCAAACCTTTCTTATCCTTGAATTTACCAAGGTTAAAACCAGATTTAAGCTCAGCAGACACCGCTGCTGCTAGCTCATCACTTTTTCTTTTTGCCATAATTAGAAGGGCAAATCGTCATCTTCACCTTCAAACATTGAGTCAAACTTATCTAGCTTGCTCTGCTTAACTGCTTGAGTTGAAGTATTCATTGAATAGTGTGTTTTTGGAGCCTCTTCAGCTTCTTTTTCATCATCGATAATTTCACCTTCAGCTGGTTCTGGATTGAGCCAATTTTGAAGAGCAATTTTCATTTCCTCGAATGAGATAGGCTTAAACATTTCCTTAGGATTAGGTTGATTTTCTAACCATGACTTAACCTCAGAAGCGTCATCAGACATAGGTGAGTTCTTCATTGAAGGACTTACAGTAGTACGATTATACTTAGTACCAGTTGATTCAGGACCAACAGTAGTAAGTTTGATATCACGACCTTCGTTTACGTCAGTGTAGTCACCTACTTCCTCATCAATTGCAAGTTGTAGAAGAGCTTCATATGTCTCTTTACCAAACTGCCACAAACGAACACCTTTGTCTTCTTCACCACGAACAACAACCGGGGCAAAGTAACGAGCTTTAGGTTCGATTTTTTTAGCCAACTTCCAGTTTTCCTTATCGTTGGTTTTTTTCAATTGAGCCGCAAACTCAACAATTGGGTCTTTATCACCCCAGTTGATTGGAGAAACCATTACTGGTTTCTCAATCCCATAATGGAAAAACATTTCAGTAAATGGCATTGACTTATTGTACTTAGAAGGTACAATACGAATGCTTTGTTTACCTACTGAAGGTTTCCAAAATGCTTCTTTGTAATCACCACCACCTTTAGTAGTAGTTTTTTGCATTGCGCCTAGGCGCGATCTGATTTCATTTAGATCCATAACTAGAATTTAATTGTTTATAACTAATTTAACATAAATAATCCCTAAGGCCAAGCTTAAAGTTCAATAATCTTATAGATTTTGGTCTTTAGTTGTCTTAGTTCGTTTTGTTGAGTCAACAGAATTGTGTTTTTATAATGTTGCCAGTCAATCTGAAAGCGAGTATCAACTACACCATCATTTAATTTCTTAATTAACTCATTAAGAGCATTGATAGTATAGAGTGTATTTGACTCTTTTTTACGATGTACTAAAATTGTATTTTCTGGAATGTGAGCAAGATTTGACATCTCAATATTGTATGTTAAGACATATTCATTATTGTCTTTAACTTCTAAGACAAAAATCTTATCATACATTATAGAATACTTGCGGGTTAAGTCATCCACTAGAGAATCTAAGTCGTCTAAGGTAGTGAATGTGCAAAATAACTTGTTATTCAAATCTGCTAAATTTATGGGATTATCTACCCCATAAATATCATATGGTAGGTTCAAAGTCGTAACTGGTTCCATGCGTAACTTTTATTATTAATTTATGTTTAGTGAATATTTGATTAATGTCTTGTAATACTTGTTTTTCCTCTTTATCCCAATCAAACAAAAATGAGTCATATGTGTATAAGACAATTTTAGTTTTTTTACCTTTTAATATTTTAAATATGTCCCATAATATACGAACATTAAATGAGGTTTCCAAGTTTTGGAGTACATAATTCAAAAGCTTTTGGGGATTCATGTTTTCCAGCTTATCCTTATAATACTCATATCCGGATATAGGACATTTAATAAAGCCTTGATGTTGGAAGGTATCCCATAAATCA